GAATTACTCAATCAGATACATCTACTAGAGTATCTATAAATTTTAATTTTTTAACAGGAGAATAAAATGAGTTTTGAAAAAGATAAATACGAAGTAGTTAAAAGAGCAGTACCAAAAGACGTAGCTAGTTTTTGTTATGCATATTTTTTAAACAAAAGACAAGTAGCAAAACACTTACAAGATACACGGTATATATCTCCTTTTGATGAAAGTTGGGGAACGTGGAAAGATAGTCAAATACCTGACACCTATTCTCATTATGCAGATCTTGTTATGGAAACATTAATGGTTCGAGTACGACCAAAAATGATGGAGGTAACTAAAATGAATTTAGTTCCTACTTATACCTATGCTCGTATTTATAAATATGGCGATATATTACATAGACACAAAGATAGACCTTCGTGTGAAATATCATGTACTTTAAATTTAGGTGGTGATGAATGGCCTATTTATTTAGATCCTTCAGAAGGGTTTGGTAACAAAGGTAAAAAAGTTATATTAAAACCAGGAGATATGCTTGTGTATAGTGGATGTGATCTAGAACATTGGCGTGATGCTTTTGAAGGTCAAGACTGTGGTCAAGTATTCTTACACTACAATAATAAAGCGGGGCAGTTTCAAGAAAGTAATGCTTTTGATGGTAGGCCTATGCTTGGATTACCTTCGTATTATAAAAAAGCACAGTAGACTAATTCACTTTTTATAGTTAAAATAGAGTCTTATGACTCTAGGTATTTTAGCCTTTTCAGAAGGACCATTATCATCATTAGGTAAACAAGACGCCATAGCGGTTGTTACAGGTCAAGCTTTAACAGTAGCTCTCGGAGCAGAGGTTGTTGGAGCAGGAACTACTGTTGTTGAAACAGGTCAAGATTTAAATCTTACTCTTGGTGATGAAACTGTTGTAACTACTTCTGTTGCTGCAGTAACAGGTCAAGACATAACATCAGCATTAGGAACAGCGACTGCTGTTGCCGTAGCTAACCCAACCGTATCAGTTAGTGGTTTTGGATTAAATGTAGTTATAGGAACATTCGCTGTAACGGCAGGTGGTCAAGTATCAATTGATGCTTCGTCTGAACCTGATTTAGATTTATTCTTAGGTGATGAAACAGTAACAGCGACAGCTAATACAGGAGCATTGACAGGTCAAGCATTGACCACGGCTCTCGGAACAGTTTCTGTTGAAGCGCTTACAGATATTGCTGTAACAGGACAAGCTTTAACCTCAGCGTTAGGAACAATTAGTGTAGTTACAACAAGTGTAGCAGCGGTTACTGGACAGTCAATGACAGCATCGCTTGGTGCTTCTATTATAAATGCTTCAGCAACTGTTTTACCTACTGGTCAAACAGTCAACACGGCTCTCGGAACAGTTACAGTTGATGCCGAAGCTAAAGTAGAAGTAACAGGCCAAGCTATGACTCTAGCTCAAGGAGATCAAGCAGTTTATGCATGGCAAGTGGTACCTGACTCAGGCACAAATACTTGGACAAATGTTGATGATTCTGCTACAAATACATGGCGAGATGCAGCGTAGGTAAATTATGTCAACATATTCAAGCAGACTACAGATAGAGTTAATAGGGGTAGGAGATCAAGCAAATGCTTGGGGTACGACTACGAATAACAACTTTTCACAATCATTAGAGCAGTCAATAGCTGGTGTATATACAAAGAATATATCATCAGGAACGACAACAGTTTTAACAGACACAAATGGCCCTGCTACACAAGCAGATAATGAAAACAGACAAGCTGCTATTATATTTACAAATGCGGCAGCCAATCACATTGTTCAATTTACAGCAAAAGAAAAATTATATTTTTTAAGAAATGCGGCAGCAACATATACGGTTACAGCTAGACTAGGTGCTTCAGGTAATACCTATGTTATTAATCCTCAAACAAGTGTTTTCTTAGCTACTGATGGTACTAATTGGTATGAACTCCAGACATCGGGTGGCACGTGGGTTACTAAAACAACTACCTATACAGCTTTAAGTGGAGATAAAATCTTTGCTAATACAACTGGCGGAGCCTTCACAATTACTTTACCAGCAGCTCCTTCTACAGGAGATGAGGTAAGATTTGTAGATTTAGCAAGTACATTTGATACAAACAATTTAACAATCGGAAGAAATAGTTTAAAAATTAATGGAGCTACAGCAGATTTAACTGTAGCAACCGAAGATGCAGCTTTTAGTTTAGTATACTCAGGCGCAACTTATGGTTGGAAACTAACGGAGAAGTAATATGGCAACTTATGAATCTATCAAATATAAATTTTCAGGCACTGCTGTTACTGGTGTATTGCAAGAAGCAGACAATTTAAGTGATGTTGCTGCGGCAGGAACATCAAGAACAAACTTAGGTGTTGCTATTGGTAGTGATGTACAGGCTTTTATTTCTGCTACAGCAGGAACAAACGCTAACGGCACAAGAACAGTGAGTACATCTGCACCTAGTGGTGGATCTGATGGAGACATTTGGTACAAATATACGTAATTTATTATGCCAATTTATGTAAAAGATGGTGGTACTTTTCGTGAAATAAGTTCAGATGCTGGAACTCAAGTTTACGTTCGAGACGGTACATCCTTTACCAACAAGACAATAACTAATGCTTATGTAAAAGACGGTGGTTCATGGCGAACTGTCTTTACTTTATTTGATACTCCCGCATCTTTTTCTACAGCTACTGGATCTGTTGCTGTACCAGCAAACGCTAATGCTATTCATTTTCAATTTGCTGTTGGAGGTGGAGGTGGCGGTGTAGGTGGTGCCGAATATGATAAAGCTGGTGGTGAATCAGCAGGAGCTGGTGGGTCATCTGGTGGTTATATTTCTGATAAAGTTTTTACAGTAACAGGCGGCGAAACTCTTACAATTAATGCAGGAGCTGGCGGTGCAGGAACTAGCGGTGGATATAATACAACAGCTACATCTGGTGGAAACACAACTGTTAGTGGTAGTACATCAAGTAGTTTATTTACATTATCAGGCGGAGCAGGAAGTTCTGCTTCTGGTGGCGGTGTACAGGGACCACTTCGTAGTAATGCTACAGGCGCTGTTGGAACAGCAACAATTTCAGGTACAGTTTTAACAACAGGAACTACTGTTGATGGTCTTAATATAACAACATTTAATACTGGCCCTGTTGGAACATTTAATTCTAACGGATCAGGAAATGCAGGAACTAACCCAGGAAACTGTGGCGGAGACAACTGTCAAATAGCTGGCGGTACAGGTGGATCTTCTTATGCAGGTCCAGGCGCTGTAACTGGTGGTACAGGCGCTCCTGCTGGAGGTTCTGGTTCTGCTGGAACAAGAGGTTCTGGCGGTGGTGGAGGTGGTGCACAACCACAATCTGGAGGAACGGCTGGTGGCGCTGGTGAAGTTTCATATAGATTTATGAGGATTGCATAATGCCTTTAACAAAAATAGCTTTTGCCCCTGGCATTGATAAACAAGATACCGAGTACGGAGCGGCAGGACGTTGGACTGACTCTGATATGGTACGCTTTCGTTATGGCTTGCCAGAAAAAATAGGTGGGTGGATTAAATTAATTAATAGTACTTTAGTTGGTGTTGCACGAGACATGCATGCATGGACTTCTTTAGATGGTGTACGATACACGGCCATCGGAACAGATAGAAAATTATATATTTATTCAGAAGGTGTAGCGTATGATATTACACCAATAAGAGCAACAGGTTCGATTACAGGTTTTGAAACTTTTTCTACTACAACAGTTACCGTTACAGACCCAAGTCATAATGCAGAGGTTGGAGATTTTGTAACTATATCAAGTACGTCAGGTGCTGTTAACGGAATACCTGCAGCAACGATGGATGCTGAATATCAAATATTAACAGTTCCTACTGCTAATACTTACACCATTACTACGGCAACTGCGGCTACAAGTACAGGAACGTCAACTGCTACAGCGACAGCAACCTATCAAATATCTGTTGGTACAGCCGTATCACAGTATGGTTATGGTTGGGGTACGTATGAGTGGGGTAAAGAAGCATGGGGCACGGCTCGTTCTACGTCTAACGTTACAATAGAAGGACGTAACTGGTCATTT